GGACTACTTGTGGAGATGGGGGGAAACAATAAACAACCATGCCTGACCTGCAGAAACGTGCTCGCGTAAAAACTTGGGGGCGCAATGGGGGCGCTGCACCGGTCGCGGATTCCCCGAACTGCTGAGCGTCTCGAAATCGATATTTTTTATCGAGAATAGACCGCTCACAGAATATTTTCTCCTGAGCATACGAAAAAACGCCCCCTACCCCCGATTTCTCGGAGATAGAGGGCTGTTTTCCCGCTCAGAGCTTTTTCTTGAGACGATCAAGCTCTTGCCAAATTCGCTCGTGCTCGTCATGGGCATGCGAATCTAGCGCGATGCGCTCGGCGCGGTCCTGCTGCTGCGCGGCCTGCAGCTGCGCGAGCACTTTACCGTGAGCGCTGATCTCTTGACCTTGAAGCTGCTGGGTGTGAGCGACGTCAGCGAGAAGCTCGCTGACGTCATCAAGCTTCCCGCCGAGAGCGTCGATATCGTCGCGGAGGTTCGTACTGTGGTCATTATGAGTCTGGTCTTTGACGGACTCGACGACCGTGCCGACCTCACTGACCCCGCGGTGGAGGTCCTTGAGCTGAGCGTTGATCTTACTTTGCACGACCTTCAGGTACGCGATCACGACGCCGATGCCCATCACTAGGAGGGAGGAGATCGCAGCGACAAGATCCGCACTGAAAAAGTCAGTAATCGCAGAAGGAAGCAATCAGTCTCACCGCGATCCTGCTCGGTGCGCGCCCTCATACGTGTCGGAGTCGGTCACTTGCAGCTTCGAGACGTCGTAGAGGCCAGCGGCTGAAAGGCCGAGGATCATGCCCTGCGCTGCTGCCTGATACCAGCCGTACCCCGCGAGTTCGTACTGGCCGACCGCGAGCGCGATTCCGAGGACGACAGCGAGGAGGGCTGAGGCCTTGCCTGAGAGGCCAAGGGATTTGGCGAGGTTGGTGAGTGCGAGGATTGCGGGGATGGATGCGATTGTTACGATTTCGGGTGTCATCTTAAGCTCCTTAGATTGCGTCGTTATTGAGGGCCTGCTGAAGGGCACGGATGGTGTTAGACGGAGCGTCGAGGCCTTCATCCGGCTCGAAGCCATAGTGAGCCTCGAGAGCATGGACGGTCTCGAGTCCGAAGACGCCGTCCTGCTCGACGCCAAGCGTGGCCTGCAGCGCTTCGATGACAGCGCTGCCCTCGGGCATCGCTACCCACTCCCAGCCTGTCGTGAGGCCGGGATTGTCATCCTCATAGTCTTCGTCTTGACTTGAGATGATGCCGTCAACGGTCGTCCCGAGGATCTCTTGGAGTTTTCGAGTCGTATCGGCTCCCCAGTAGCCATCGACGGTGAGAGTGCCGTCACCGGCAGGAGCTGGAGCATACGCGGGCCGGATCACTGCGCAAATATCGTCGTGGGCACGTACTCGGCGGTAGACCCCACCTCCATTAGACTGCGAGCCCGCACCGCTGGAAGTATTGAATTCCACGGTATGCACGTATTCGCCGGAGCGGTAATCGGCGAAGCCAGTGTGATCGGCCAAGCCGTCCCCATCCCAGTCGAAAGCGAGGACGTCGCCCGGCTGGATATCGTAGAAGCCGATTAGACGCCCCATCTGCGAGGCATCACGTACCATCCACGGTACGTAGGCGTATAGACGTCCGTCGCCGAGAAGGCTCGTCCCGGCTTGGTCGAGGACCCATGAAACGCCCATCGCGCAGAAAGGAACGCCCGAAGCTCCGAAATAGCCTGAGCCAGTCTTTTCAGCGTACCACCGCCCAAATTTGCTGCCTTCTTCCGGATCGTCCCAGCGGGTATAGCCGACCTGAGAGCCTGCGATGTCTAGTACTTGCTGTGCGTCTGCCATTGGTCAGGCCTCCTCGTTTCCGGTCTGTGGGTCTGCAGGTCCGTCGCCAAATTCGGGCATCTGACGGACGCGCGCCTCTTCGTTGTCGTGATCTAGCACTGTGCTTCCTTCTTCCATATGGATTGGATTGGATGGGATGAGGTGGGATCGGGAGGGGATCAGAGAGGCTCGTCGACCGCTGGAGGCAGGGTCGACGGATCGGGAGCGCGAAGCGACGGATCGACCCGGTCGAGTAGGAGGCCTCGATCGCCTCCCGCTGCTTCGTACTCCTCGAAGAGAGACTTGAGCTTTTCGGGAGACTCAGCGATCACAGAGCGCCGATGAATCTCGCGCTCGGCCATTGTCTGCAGCTCAGCGAGATCACGATCTGTCAAGGTCGCGAGGTCGATCGTCGCTTTGGTAATGGAATCCGTGAAAACAGCCATCTAGGCACTTCTCCTTATTTCGCGCGGATGATCTTCTGGACCGTGTAGTAAGGCTGGAGCACGCTCATCGGCTGATTGCCGCCGGTCTGGCCGGTTTCGGTGTCCCCACTGGTCAGGCCGTCATTTGCTGCCGTCGCGATCCACGATCCATTGGACTGATTCAGGGAGATGAAGGACTGCCGTCCATTGCGCTTTTGTCGGTCAAACCAAGTGCGGTCGTTCCCCGCGTGCCGGTGCGCGGGCATTTCGGCGATCGTAATTTGGTGACGCTTTTCGCCTCCGGTCTGCCCGACCGAGGAGAATTCGCCCGACCCGTCGGCCATTACGGAGACGCGACCACGTAGATCCGGAACGCGGAACATGTCCCCGAATCGATAGCGCCCGCCCAAGACCTGTGCGAGCTGCGGGAATTGCACGACTGGATACGTCGCGCCATCGCAGAGCAGGTAATCCTCCGGAGCCGACGCTCCGGCGTAGTCGATGACCGTGCCCACGGGGACGGCTGGACTCGTCTGAACGGCTGCAGCGCTTCCGGATGCGAGGACGAGAGCACGCCGCGAAGCCAGAAGCACCGGGACTCGCTGCCCCTGCACCGGAGAGCCGACGACGTCAATACTCGTCAGAGCCGCTGACTGGCCGTCGAGGATGACCGAGACAGGATTGACGGCTGAGATCGTTCCCCATCGGAGAGAGACCTTCTCCCCTGCGATTCCCGCGACGGCTTCCAGCTGCTCGGCTAGGAAGGTCGTGAGGTCTTCTACCAACGGCCAACCTCCTTAAGAGTCGTAGTCTGGAGCGCTGTCGGCTCAAGCTGAATCCGCGTCTCCTGCACAGTCGCCAGAACGCTCACGCCACCCGACCGATACCCGACAAGATCATTAGGAGCCAGAGGCAGCGGGAGATGCTGAATTTCAATCTTCCCGACGGCTCCGGAAGCTGCTGCGAGTCGGCGCCTCGCAAGATCCGTAATCACCTGCTGATTCGCTGCCTCCACGCCCGTCTCTACCTTGGAGACCCAGCGGCCTCGCGCTTGATAGGACGCTGGAGAAGCTGGATCTCGATTCTCGGCGTATCCGACGAATCCGGCTTTCTCGCCGCTGCCCTGGGACACGCAAATGTAACGATTTGGGATAGCCGCTAGGTCTTGCTCTCGCGTGAAATCCGCGAGGTGAATGGCGCTCTCTCCCTCGACGAAATCCCAGACTTTCGCGCGACGCAGAGGCTCCACGTAGGGGGAGGCCTCGTAAGCGCCGCCCGCGCCCACAGTCAGCGACCAAAAGCCGATCGCCTGCAGGATGTCATTAATCGCGGTCAGCTTCGGCGTGCCCGCATCCCAGACCATCGACGAGGAGAGCATCGGCCCGCCATCGGCGATATTCACCGGAGAGACGTCGGTGAGGAGGTGCCGGACGTGGGTCAGCGGATGATTAGACGGGACCGTCTGATAAGCCGCGACGAAAGCGTCGCCATCGAGGAGAGAGAGCTTCGAGATCAGCTCGACTTGGAGGCTCGAGCCGCCCTCGCTGTACGAGAGCTTCGGCGAAGCAAAGAGAAAGACCCCAAGAGGCCAGCTTTCCCCGGAGGCGAGCTTGTAGACGATCTTGACTCGGTCTTTCGCCCAATCGATGTCCTGCCCGCGATCGATGAGATTCAGCGTCCCCGATGTGCGCAGGCGTGAACCCGCACTCATCGAGACTTCCCCGCCCTCGACCCCGTCGAGACGGCCCTTCTCGCGCTCGCTCGAGTCGAGAAGAATCACCTCGATCGACGCTTGACGATGGCCGTTGAGACTCACGCCTCCACCTCCTCAAGCTCGATAGAGATCTTCCACATGCCACCGACGCTACGAGGCGCAGACACCGACGAGAGACTGCAGTAGATCCGACGGCCAAGAGGGTCGCGGTAGAGGAAAGGAGCAGGCAGGATCGCAAGCTCCTCGAGCTTCCGCACGTGCGTCGCGTACTCGGCATCGGTGAGGACTGCGCTGATCGCGATCGCCCGCTGTACCGCAGTCCCCGTAACCTCAACGCCGCGAGCGCGGCCAGCGAAATGTTTGACTTCTCGGTGTAGGAGGCTGGGTGTGACTGTTACTTCTGGCTCGTATTTGATTCCGACGCAGGTTCGGTATCCCGGGCCTCCGCTGATCCATACTTGGCGACTGGCCGCGGTGATGGTGACTGTCGTCGATTCGGATGAGGGAGTGATGCTGGATGCCGTGACCCGGTAGAGAGTCTTGCCGCCGGAGGGAGCTTCGCGGTCTTGGACGGTGACGTCGGTCGGAAGGTCAGTTGCGATGGTTTCCCATGTCTGGCCGTCGTCTTGGGATCGGTCGACTTGGTTGGATACGGCTGCGACTGTCTTGCCCGCTTTGGGGGGAGGATTGGTGATGCCGATGGAGACGACGCCTGTTGAGTCATCCCACTGAGCGGTTACCTTGGGAGCCTCGGGCGGTGCGTATCGGACTTTGGCTCGTCGCGTGGCTTCGGTAGAGCTGAGGCCCTCGTCCGAGAGCGCGGAGACCACGATGATGTATTCGTGGCCGTTGGCTGCGCGCTCACTCACCTTGTAGGAGGTTGCTGTGCCCTGGATTGTCTCGTTGGCGACGACGCGATTCTCTGTCGCGTCGGTGACTCGGACTTGCGCAAGGACCTGCTTCGCGCCTCCCTGCTGGCTGTAGGTCCACGAGACAGAGAGAGCGCTCGTGTCGATCGTCGTCTGTGGCGTGAGGATCCCGACGACCGGACGCGAAGAGATCAGGAAGCTTGAGACAGCGCTCCAAGGAGACGCGCCCGCCTCCTCGCCGCTCTTGTACATGCCCCATGTCCGCACCTGCCAGTCATACGTGCCCTCGCCGAAGGACGCGAGGCTGTACTGCTGGGAGTCTCCGGTGACCGTGTAGGTAGACCAGTCGCGCTCGCCTCGCAAGCGGAGACGCACCTGCGCTTTGGTCTGTGCTGTCGTGTCTTGGGTGGCGTGGATCCACTCGAGGAGGCCCTCCCCCGCCGGGATCGTGGAGCCTTGCGGCTTCAAGCCGCCCGGAGTACCCGGGACCGAGAGGACATAGACGCTATTGGACGTCTCGCTGTACGGAGAGACAAGCCCGCCGGGTCCGAGCTGACGGACACGATACTGATGGGTAACCGATGGATTGAAAGACGAATGAGTCCACGACGCCGCGCCAGCGGGAGCTGTGCCGACCTTGGTTTCTCCGTCCCAGATCTCGACGCCCCACCGATCAGGATACGGAGTGGTCTTCGTCCACGTGACGCGGATCGCGCCGCCGGTGATCTTCGCGGCTTTGACATCCTTCGGAGCGCCCGGGGTCGAGTAGAGGTCGCCGGGAGCAGTGGTGTTCGCCGAGCCTGCCTTATTCTCAACCCAGCCCGATTCCGCGCCGTCATTCCGCCAAGCGTGAATCCGCCAGCGATACTGATCATTCGCTGGGACAGTCTTATCGACCCAACTACGAGCCGAGGCCGGGAGGTTAGCGAGGCGACGATACTGAGCGGTAGACGCATCCCAGCGATCGACGCCGAGCCAATCCGCCGGAGCATTAGGATCGGTTGCCATCCCCCACGTGACGAGGACAGTGCCATCCGACCGGGACGCCGCGGTGAAATTGCTCGGGGTCGGAGGATTCCCCCAAGACTTGGCCGGAATATCCCAGCCGACAGTGAGCTGCGGTGCGCCTCCATTCCAGATCGGGCCGATAGACGCGGAGAATTCGACGTGACGCCCGCTGCCGTACTCGGTGCGGTAGGTTCGGCGCTCACGACTGATCTCCTTCTCGTCATATCCGCCGCGGCCCGACGAGAAGGAGAAGCTGACGTCGCCGGAGACCTCGCCCCAGCGATGCAAGACGTTCGACCAATTATGACCGTAACCATCTGCCTTGACGCGGTAGACGATTTCCAGCTCAATCGAGCCGGAGTTCGGATCCCCATGCTGATAGATATCGATACCAACCATGAGGTACCCAGAGGACCCTGACCACCACGTCATAACTTTTACTCCTTATATATAGGTATAAGAGCGAAATGGATTAGCGGCTGATGCCGATGCGCTCACGAAGCGACCCTCGAGAGACGCTGCCCAGAGCGTCGCCGGTTACTCCGTATGCCTCGACGCGCATCCGCCCGACCAGCTGATCATTGACGTCACGCACGACAAGCTCGCGAGCCGACTGCGTCTTACCCAGAGTCCAATCCGACATCATCGAGGCGCGACGATAAGCGCCGACAGCATTGAGCTGCCCTGCCTCGAGGTCTCGAATCTGTGCCTGCCCCTCAGCGAGCGTGTCTGCGACAGCTTCCTTGAAGAGGTGGCCTCGGCGCTGCATACCGTCCGCGAGCGCTTCTGCGATCGACATGCCGGAATAAAGCGTCCATCCGTGTCCGGAGAAAGGACCTTCCTTAGCGGGAGAGAAGGGAAGCAGATTACGGATGCCGGAGAGCAAGCCGCTAACAGCATTCTTCGCGCTCGAGAACATGCTCTTGATGCCGTCGATGAGGCCCGAGATGATCTTCTTTCCGGACTCGAAGAGCATGCGGGGGAATCCCGCGACAGCGGAGAGGATGCTTGATCCGACTTGTGCGATCGCGCTGCCGATCTGCGGGATTGCCTGCACGATGCCGGTGACGAGTCCGACGAGGATCTGGATGCCCGCGGAGATGATCTTCGGGATATTCTGCACGAGCGTGGTGACGATCGTGACGATGATCTGCGGGAGCATCGCGATCAGCTGCGGGATTGCTTGCACGAGGCCGGTGATGACTCCGATCAGGATCTGGATACCAGCTTCAATAATCATCGGGAGATTCGCGAGGAGGGTATCCACGACCGTCGTAATGATCGTGGGGAGCGCTTCGATCAGCATCGGGATCGCTTGGATCAGACCATTAATCAGCGCGTTCAGCATCCCCACGCCTGCCTGAATAATCTGCGGCAACGCCTGCACCAACCCATTGATCACTGTCGTGATGATCTGCGGGAGCATCGCGATCAAAGCAGGCAGAGTCTGCAGAATCCCGTCGATGATCGATTGGAGCAGCTGCGTGCCCATCTCGAGGATGCGCGGAAGCCCCTGCAGCAGACCATTCATGAAGGTCGTGATGATTTGCGGGAGAGCTGCGATCAGCACCGGGAGCGCAGCGAAGATACCATCGACGAGGCCCTGCAGGAGCATCAGGCCGGACTCGATCAGCATCGGCGCGTTCTCCACGAGAGCTGTCGTAATCGCCGTGAGCATCTGAGCGACCGCTGGCAGGAGCACCGGGAGCGCGTCAGAGAGGCCCTTGACGAGGGCCGGGACGATCTTCCCGAAAGCGTTAGACAGCTGCGGCATCGACTGCGTCACAGCGTTGATCACCATCGTGACGACATTCGTGCCGGTCGCGAGCGCCTCGGGTAAAGCTTGAGCGATCTTTTCGCCATAGAGTGCGATCTGCCCTGGCAAGCCCTGCAGAGTCTTGCCGATCTGTGCGACCAGCTCGACGCCTCCCTGCTGCACGATCGCACCAATCCCCGCGAAAGCAGCAGCCGCGAGGCCACCGAACGCGAGGAACTTCAGCATCCGACCGGGAGCGAAAGCCCCACCAATCTTCCCAAGGGAATCAGTGATCTTCGGCGCTAGGGCTGACATTTTGGAGCCGAGGCCATCAAAAGCAGCTCCCAGAGGAGCGAAAGCCGCTCGCACGCGAGCACCAATCGGCGCGAGAGGCCCTGTGATTTTCCCGCCGATCGACGACGCGACCCCACCAATCCGAGAGACCGCCGGAGACATCCGCGCGGCAACCGTATCGAAAGCAAGTCCCGTCGTCGCTGCGGAGCGAACCATCGTATTTTTGAGCACGCCCATGCCCGAGGCAAGCTTGCCATTAGCCGCGGAGAGCGCGGATCCGAGGCGCGTGCCTCCGAAAAGCGTGTCGAAGAATCCATCAGAGACGCCGGTCAGCTCAAACCGCGCCGCCGAGACACGCTTCGACATCTGCCCGAAAGCGCCTGTCACCTCACCGGGAAGGTTCTTGAGGGAGCCGAGAGCCTTACCCGCGTCGGGGATCCCCTTCGCGAAATCGCTAATCGATCCTGCTGTCTTACCTAGTGCGCCGTCGAGGCCCCCGAAGAATCCCGCGATTTGCTGGAAGTTCTTCAACCCCGCGCCAGCTGCGAGCATCGCGCCAAAGCCGACAGTGAGGGCCTCAAGCTGCCCCTTAAGGCTCTTAATATTGGTCTCTCCGCTCTTGACCGAGTCAGCGAGACGCTGGATCCAGCTCGCAGCGTTTTTCGCTGCAGGAGCAAGATAGTTAGAAAGGGTCGGTACAAGGTCATCGGCGGTGGCGTTGATGAGATCGACGGTGGCTTTCTTGGTTTCCCCGAGCGCGCCGGTTAGCTGGGTATTCAGCGAGGCCTCGAGGTTGCCCCAAGCGGCTTCAAAGAGATCCGCGGACTGCGCGGCCTCGACAGCAGCCTCATCGAAACCAAGATTCATCAAGGCTTGGTTGAATTCCTCAGCGCTGATCTGACCCTTGGACATCGCGTCGCGGAAGTCTCCGGTATAGGCGCCGATGTCTTTGAGGGCCTGCATGATCTTGCCCGCGCCGCCGGGGATTGCGTTGGCGACCTGATTCCAGTCCTGAGTCATCAGCTTTCCGGCTGCGTTGATCTGGACCAGGGCGTATCCGAGCTGTGCGAATTCGACCTTGCCGCTGCCCGCAGCGATGGTCAGGTTTCCCGCGGCCTCGGCCAAGCGCTCGAAGCCCTTGACGCCGTTCGCGGCCAGCTTCGAGGTGACAGACTGGATATCCTGTAGATCGAAGATCGTCCGGTCGGCGTATTTCTGCGCCGAGGCCGTCAGTTCTTTAATTTTCCCGGGGTCGACGCCCGCGAACCGCAGTGTGTTCTTGAATTTGTCGGTGGCGTCCGAAGCTTGGATCGCCGCGGGGATAAATGATCCGATCGCCGCGCCGACGCCGCTGACAGCTGCAGCTGTCGCGCCGAGGCCGAGCTTCCCGATCGTCTCCAGAGCACCGCCGATGCCGCGAGTCAGACTCGCGCCGAGCCGCGAGCCCCACGAAGAGGTAGCCCCGCTGACGTTGACTGCGCCAAGCTCAGACTCGATCGACTTTTGTAAGCCTTGGAAGCTCGGGACGACGTTCAGCCATGCGGTTCCGAGATCTGCGCCAGCGCCTTCAGCCACGAGGCCACCTCTCTTCTCTATTTAATTCGTCAGATAGTTTCCGTATCGGTGACCTCGGTGCGAGGCCGCGCGAGGATCTCCTCGATCTCCTCGGGAGTCAGATCCTCAGTGACGGTCTTAGACGGAGCGTGAGGCCGTGGGATCGGCTTCGGAGCGTTCTTCCCCCTCGCCGCGTCTTTCGTCTTCGCCCAAACCAGCGTGTTCAGATTGTCGGCTTGGATTGCAGCGATGTGTTCTGCTATTCCCCAGCGCCAATCCGGATCTACCGCGCGGTAGATCCACGACTCCGGCTGACGAGCGATCACGTTCGTCAGCCGGGCCGCGGTAGCTACCCCGAAGGCTTGCCAAGGTGCTTGGAAAAAGCGGAAGAAATCAGCTTCCAGCTCGTCTGGATACTCGAAGATCAGCTTTGCGAGGAAGGCGATTTTGGGGCAACGGCGTCCATCGCCATCATGAAGAATTCCGAGGCCTTCGTCGCAGGCACGCGGCCCGTCTCGTCTCGGAGCGCGTCATAGATCTCGGCCTTCTTCGCGGGATCCCCGCCTGCAAGACGCAGGATGAGCTTGGGGAAGAGCAGTACATCCCCGTCGCGGATGCCCGCGAGTTGCTCGAGGTATTCCATGTCGTCAAACATGTTGGGCTTGAGGTCGAGCTTGACGCCCATGATTGTTCGCTTAGCCATCTGGGTAGTTCCTTTCGTGTCAGGCAGCGACGACAGCGATGTATTCCATTGCTGTCGAACCTTCGATCTTTTCCGACGGGAAAGTCGTGATAGTGGTTTCGTAGCCGACGGCCTCGCCTGCCTTGTAGACGACGTCGCCGACCGCGGTGACCTGACCGTCGGGGATTACGATTCGCTTGATGTAGCCGCCCGCCATGATCATCTCGACGACGAAAGTGCGGTGAGGCATTTCCTTGCCGTTGTGGGCGACGATGATCGGCTTGCCCTTACCGGCTTCCTGCTTGACGTTGTCTTGGCCGTAGACTTCCTTGAGCACGTCGATGTCGAGGGACTGGATGAAGGTCAGCTGGAAGCTTTCCTTGCGCGAGGTCGTCACGGTAGCGACCGTGTCGCCGCCCCAGTCCTTGATATCTTCGGTGTCCTTCTCGACGGAGTCGGTCAGACCGTCCTCGGATACGTATCCGAGACGGACGAAAGCGAGGTCGAGGGGAGTCGCGCAGTCAGTGGGAAGCGTTGTGCCCATTGCTGCTGATGCGATCGCTCCGCCCTTCTGGGGCTTTGCGGTAGTGACTAATCCGGTGTTCGGCTTTCCCATGTTGATGTTGCCCTTTCTGGACGGTTGATGAGGATTACAGGTGGTCCCACCCGGTGAGATCCCACTCGGGGAGATCGGATTCAGGCGACGGAGCTTCCGTCGCGAAAAGCACCGCGTGCGCGGTGAGCTGGAATCGAGGGCTCCGGCTGTCGGGGTCTGTGAAGTCGTAGATCGACTCGACGCTCGCTTCGGCGACAGCGCTGACGGCAGCAGGCCAATCGTCGATAAGCTTCGCTACCGTCTGAGCGAGGGCCGACGCCTCGGCCTTCGACAAGCCCCACGCCTGCACAGCGAAGTCTGGATAATCAGCGAAGCGCGTGTAACGGCCTCCAGTCCTCTCCACGAGGACGAAAGAAGCAGGCCGTTTAGACGGAACCTGCGCGACAACCTCACAAGAGAGGTGTGTGCGCAGGTAGTCCATGAGCATTGCTTGAGGATCGACGATCATGACCGGCCAGCCCCCACGCTCTTCAGAAGCGTGTTGTGCTTCAGATTTCGTCGGCGCGCTTCGATGCTCACGGCCTTGACGACGCCGTGCGGGCGCGTCTTGCCCTGACGCAGGTCAAACGCGAAGCCTGCGCCTGCAGCCAGAGCGATCGCTTCGCCAGCTGCGACGACAGCGGGAGTCGACAGCGCGCGAAGAGTGTGGTTATTGATCTGGACCTTTACTTTCGCGCCCATCCGGTCACCCCTCTACTCGTCGAGCTTGGACGGGGCGATTCCACGGCCCCGGGACGTTTTCGGATTGATAAGGGATTGGATCGCCGATGACGTCGTAAAGCTCTCCGCGGATCTGGAATCGCTTCCCGCGTAAGCTCCCCGTATATGTCTTCAAGACATGCACGGTGATCGTCGTCGAGTCTCCGTCGGCGCGCAGGCCCGGCTCGAGGTCTGCTGTATTACCCGGAGCGATCAGAGCGTTCTCGATCGTCGTCTCTGTCTCCCAGCGCGGAGCGTATGAGCCAAAAGCGTCGATCGGGCCGGGCACTGGCTTCAGGACAGTGATCGTTTCGCCCTGGATCATCGCTTCCCGCCGATCGTCTGGACCGACACGAAGCGACTCGCGTGGATCCCTAGTCGTTTCCGGTGGAGTCGCGTGAAAGACAGACTGCCCGCCGGGCTGGACAATGTGTAGGACTGCGAATAAGGACCGCCGGTCATCGTCGCCTGCGTCACTCCCGGGAGGACGCCTCCGGCCTGCTGACGCGCCGAATAATTGACCATGTCACACACGACGTCAGTCAATGTGTCGGCTCGGATCTTCCCCGCTGCCCGGTCGGCGTAAACGTCGATTCCCGCGTATGCCAGCTCATCTCGGACGATGCGAGAGGCTCGCTGCAGCTGCGCGGTGATCGTCTGACGATCGGCAGCTGGAACCGCCCCGTACATCGCTTCGTAGTCGGCGAGGGAGGCAAACGCCTCCGAAGAATGGGTCTCTGGATTAGGCAATTTGCCTCCCCCTCCTATCTACTAGCCCTCAGCAGGAACCGAAGCCGCGAGCGCGATCCCGTATTCGTCGCCGAGTTCGTCGAGGACGGTTTGGGCTGTGGCTTCGTCGGTTTCGGCGTATCCGTTGTGGAATTCGACGCGGGGATAGGTGATGAGCAGCTCGGGATGAGCTTCACAGGTGAGTGTGGTCATTGGTGCCTTCTTAGCCATGATGTGATTGGTTCCTTTCTCAGCCCTTGGCGACGGTCAAGACGCCGTGTGCCTTTTCGTTTCCGTAGATGAGTCCCGTCTCGCAGTAGAGCTGGACCTTTTCGGCTGCGCCGGTCTTGGAGAGAGGCTCGGCGAAGAGGTGGCCCTTGCCCGGGACCTCGAGGAAAGCGGGCTTGAGCTGCTCGAGGGATGCGACGACGAGCTTGTCGACAGGCATCAAGCCGCTGAGCATGATGTTGCAGGTGCCGAAGTCCGTCTCGAAGGTCTGGAGGTTGACGCCGCCCACGTTGCGATCTGTGTGACGGTAGCCTGCGTCCTTGAGGAAGATGCGGGAGAGCGCGCGCTTGAGCGTGGCGTTGACGATGATGGTGCGGGTCTCGGATTCGCGCATTCCGCCCGCGGTCCAGACCTTTTGCATGAGGTCGAGGATTTCGTCCTCGGTCAGCTCGCCTGCCTTGTGAGTCGTGGTCGCCGTGTTGGTGGTGATCGCGTTGATGAGGCCGCGGGTCTTGCGAGGCGTGGCGTTGGTGGTCGGGTTGGAGTAGACGCCGGTGAGGAAGGCCTTCTCGATGTCTCGGGCGACTTCCTTGAGCTTCTGCTCTACCTGCCATGCCAGCTCGTCTGCGGGCACTGTGTCTGCGGTGACCTGCGTTGCGCCGGTGCCGGATCCTACCTGGCGGGTCGCGCCAAGCTTGGTGTAGGAGACCGCGACGGCTTCTTGGTGGATCTCGAGGACGTTGGAGGCTGAGAAGCGGGCGCGGGCTTCGAGAGCGGTTGCGTCTGCGCCTTCGGTGCGCTGACGGGAGTCATCGGCGTCTCGCAGGTCGTAGCCTTCCCACTGGATGACGGAGGAGCCGACGGATTCTCCGCCGGTCAGACCGCCGATCGCGGACAGGAAAGGGGTGTCCTCGGGAGAGGCAGCGAACAATTCCCCGACGTAGTTCGGGCAATTGTATGTAGTTGCAATTCCAGTAATGGTTGCCATGAAAGGAACTCCTTAAAGAGAAGAGAGTGTGTGTTGATGGGTTGGTTAGCCGCGTCCCAGTTGCGCGAGCTTGATCGCCTTCAAGCGTGACGACAGCTTGAAATCTCCGGTCTGCTGCGCGGCAAGGATCTGATCATCGATCGACAGGTTTGCCGGGCGCGCGGGGAAAGCCCCTGCGCCGGAGTCTGAAAGCTTCGGAACCACAGGCGCGGCTGTCTCACCGCGCCAATCGGCGAGGCGCTTCGCGTATTCTGCGATCTCCTCGTCCGTATCCCCTCGGATCAGATCCGCCGGAACGCCGTATTCAGAAGCAGCGGCTGCGATCTTCTCGGCGCGCTCGGCAGCACGCTGGAGATCGGCGACTTGAGTGCGCAAATCCTCGATCGTCGTATCCGACGCCTTGATCAGATCGGTCAGTGACTCGACCTGCTTGCGGTCAGCCTTGGCACGTCGTTCCCACTGGCGCGCGTGAGCTTTCCAGTCTTCGGGAGCTTCGGCCTCGCCTGCCTGTGTATCTGCCGAGGCCTCGGCCTTCGCATCGGTTTCCGTAGAGTCGGCCTGCGTAGATTCAGCAGCGTCGGTTGCTGCCTGCGCAGCTTCGACAGTCTTTTCATCAGCAGGTCCCTGTGCGGTGGTTCCTACGAACATTTTGGTTTTCCTTCCATGCGGATGGGTATAAGAAAACCCGCTCCTATGCAGGTGCGGGTGGCATGAGAAAACCCCACTCGCAAGTCGCGGTGGGGTTTATAGGGTTGGTTCAGTTAGCTATGCAGCAGCAGCGGCATTTTGAGCTGCAAAGCCCGCGCGGAGTTCTTCGAGTTCAAGCTCAAAAGCTCCGGCATACTCGTCATTAAAAGCAGCGAGACGGTCAATCCAATCTTGATTAACTCGCTTGTGCTCGACAAGCGCAGCGACTGCGCCCTCTACGTCCGGGCCGTCGTATTCGAGCATCTCTAAGAAGACAGGAATATACTCGCGGTCGTCTAACGCTTCCAAAAGCGCGACCACGTCGAGGACAAACTTTGTTGGGGTGTCACGCGATTCCATAGACGAAGTATACCCTATCTAGTCGCTCTGATTGGATAAATACTCTTAATTTTGCCGCGCTTAACTCCGTCGTAGGAGTAGACGACTGCGATCTTGATTCCGTCGTACTCTCCTACGAGTTTGGCGCCCTTCGGCCCGGTTGGTGTTATTCCCGATCGCAGCAGCTCTTCAGCCGCTTGCAGGATATGCGTTTCGTCCCACGACTTGGGGAATTCGCTTCCGTCAAACCTCCACCCGTATCCGTGCAAGTGCCCTCCGCCGCCCTTTGTGCCATAAAGGATGTGACGCAAGGTCATTGCCCGAATTTCAGGTAAGTCTTCCGGCCACTCTTGCGGAGCTTGGGTCATAGCGCGCGGAGGGATGAGCCGCTTTTCCCTGTCTTTCGGTTGCTGTTTAAGCGCTGCGATCGCGCTCTTACGGTCTGCTTCAAGAGTATGCCGTTGGAGAGTCCCGTCTCTAGAAGCGTTAGGGACAGGATGCCCGTCGCTAGCTTCTTTCGCAAAGAGCATACGTATACGCGCCGCGATGCTCTTTTCATCGCCAAGAGCACCCTCCAAAAGAAGGTCTTCCTTAGCTGCCTGATACATAGCCTCGTAGCCGTGCGGATTATATCCTCGAATCAGCGGATTGCTCGACCACGAAGGCACAATCTGGCAGTCGCAATCGCTGTGCGACCGCGTAAACCGTGCCGTTTCCTCGTTCTTGTAGATGAATCCTCTACCCGCCCACATGATGCACCACGCGCACGTCGTCGCACCTGTCGGCACACGAGCGTATCGCGGCTCAGACGGATCACGACGCGCAAGCGAAGCCCCTGTCTCCCGACCCGCGCTAGTTACGAGCTGCTTAGCGCGCTGCTGGAGGATCTTCACCGCTATCGCTCGGCCTCGCTGGTCGATCGCCGCGACCGCCTCTTCGATTACACGTGTCGTCTTGGGATACTCAATGAGGTTCGCGGGGATCTCCGGAGAATACTGAGCGGTGATGCCAGCTGCCGTACGCGCGTCCTCATACCACTCGACAGCAGCCGAGGCAGCCATTTCTGCATGCTCTTCGACAAGACGGGGATAAAGCTCAAGCAGCGTCTCCCTCAGAGTATCTGTATCGAGAGCCTCCAGACTTTCCCAAAGCTGCCCCACACGATCGGACGCGATCCTAGCAGCCTCACGATTGGCAGCGGCCAGCTTTTTCACATCCCCGATATCCACCCGCCACCACCCCTAAAATTTTTCTACTTTTCTTCCAGCATCTTCGTGTCCGCCTCGGGAAGACACAGCGAGACCGGAACTGCGCCGGTGAGTTTCACGCCGGGGATCCCAAGGACCTCGAGCGCCGAATTCGGGTCGACACCTGCGCGGACTGCGACGCCGAGAGCGTCGAAAGCGGATTTGGCCTGCTCGGTGGTCAGCGCCCCCGAGACGGGAGCAGGAGCCTCGACCGCGGGAGCGGGCGCATCGCTGGTCTGTGCAGGCCGCGAGGACTGCAAGCGCTCGAGCAGGCCCGAGGCCTCGGCGCGTCGCTTGTCCGACATGAGGCGCGCGATTTGCGATGAGCTGTATCCAAGTTCCTCGAGGATCACCGGGGACGAGGCGAGCCAGGGCATGGCCGCGACTTGCTTCACGATCGCGTCAGATTGAGAGACGATCGACGGGTGCGCCGGGTCGCCCCAGCGCGTCGCAAGAGTGCGGATCCCATCGGGTGCCTCGTCGAGGCCGTCGCGGAGCATGACAGCGTGCATATAAATACGGTTGAGCGCACCGTCGTAGACGCGCTGAGCATTCTTGGCCTTGATGACAAGCTCTTCTTTGGCCGCGTAGAGCGCCTCAGCGGAAGACGGGTTGTCTTGGACGACTCCGAGAGACGAGACAGGGAGGCAGGACACGCCCGCGAGTTCAGTCGCCAAGGCTCGCATTTGCTCGGTGAAAGGCTGAGACGACTGCTGAGGCAAGACAGTGACCTTCGGGCCTTCCGGTTCCTCACCATTAGAAATGGTCTTGACGGTGCCGAGCTTCCAATCCCACGATCGCAAATCGTCGATGAGATCGGAGTCGACGCCGGAGAGGAGGATTCCCGGAGCCGTGAAAAGCTCCGTCGCAAGCTCCTCGCGCAGGACGGTGCGCATCGCCCGCTGCGTAATACTCATAACGTCTCGGGAGATCCGCGAGCGCCCAAGAGGTCGATCGAGAGAAGGCTCGAAAGGCAGAGCCTCCATCATCGGTGCGCCGATGCCGTGCAGCTCGGCATGCACAACCTCCCAATGTCCCGCAGGGAAGGGCACGAGGACGTAGGTCGAATCAACCGTATAAAGCGTCATTCGTGTCGGTCGGCCAGCATCGTCGACGTCATCGATCGTCAGACCGTAAGAGAGGCGACGACGCACACGATCCCATAGGCCTGTCGCCCAGTCTGCAGAATGACCTTGGATGATCACGGGAGGCTCGCCCGGTCCTACGCCCTGGCGCAGCGTAAGGAAAGCGACGGAGTGCGTGAGGCTTGAGGGGATCGTCTGCGCGATCTCAAGATCGAAAGACGTCTCCGCGAGCAGATCGTTGATGCCGAAAGGATTCTCTTCGCCCCCGGCAGCGGTCACACCGTCCCAGATCAAGAGATCCGAGAGGCCGAAGACCACCTTTCGAGGCCATCCGATCACAGCACCAAGCTGCTCGACCATCTCGTCGGGTACCGCGATGTTGAGGTTATCGGGACGGACGATGCCGTCGAGATATGCCTGTCGCAATCGGTTGCGCGGCTGCTTGACTCGCCACAGCTCGATCAGCTGCCCCAGAGCCTCTAGCTCGGGTCCCGTGAGCCCTAGTACGTTGGGTGTGGGGAAAGCGACGGGAGTCGCGATCATAAACTTATTCGCTGTCACAAAGCCCTCGCTTTCTTACCGGGTCGACGTTTCGTTGTTTTCGCAGCTAGGACGGCTGCTGAGGCCGCTTCGAGAGGTGTGTCGTCGCCGTCTGGAGTGGAGGATTCCCAGCCCCACGAGCCATCGCGCGAGCGGATCTTCTTATCGCAGACAGCCACTGAGCTGTTGAGCGCGTCTTCTGGGTCGCCCTCGGGATGAGTAATCCGACCATCTCGCAGGCCCTCGAAAAGCAGCGAACACGATTGGAAATACTCTTTGGTCGTCATGATGTGGACGAGGCGCTTGGAGACTCCGCGGGCCTCGAGAGCATCCGCCAAGGCGAGCGCGCCGGAGCCGCCGACAATGTTGATTTGCGCGGCTCGGTCTTTACGATCGGCCAGCCATGAGGCCACGGCTGACACGCCGTCATCAGTTGCCCCGGTAAACGTATCGATCACATTGATATGGAACTTCGTGTCGAGGCCCTTGCCGGTCTTCAAGGCTCCTGCGAGGGCCTGTCGCTTGCCGTCCGCACTGAAAGCAACCGCGAAACTGCGGATGCCGTCGGCTGGCGCGTCGGCGGTTGACGCTGTCCATGTCGTCGGGTCGATCGCTCGAGAAGCTCCAGCGTGCGCGGGCCACATCCCCAAACGCTCTCGAGCAAAGCCCTCGTCAGAAAGCGTTTGTCGCTCTAGCTCGATGAAAGCTTTCTTGATACGGCCTGCAACGAAGCCCGGATTCGTGGCCTTCCACAGCTCGACATCATCAAGATTCACCGGAGCATCCGGATCGGGACTCCACTCATGCCAGCACATCGCGCCGGGATGATCCGACAGCGCTTGATCGCGGATTCGCGCGAAAATCGCGCCGTTTGCATTCGGCCCGGGAACTGTCCCCGTGTAGATGACCTGTGAATTTCCGAGGTGACCTGCAGAGCCTGTCGACGTCAAAGCTTCTAGAGCGTCTTCCGTCAGCTCCTGCGCTTCGTCAAGGACGATGAGGTCGGCGGTAAAACCACGACCAGACGATTTCGAGCGGGCGATGACGCGCAGAGAGCCTCCATGCCAGCCCTTCTCAGGATCTGTCTTGAGGATGATGGCCTCTTGGCCGTTGACGTTTCGCACCTGCTCAACCATCGCGTTCAGCTCGGGATACCGCGCGTTTTCATCATTGGCTTTGACGCCGAAAAACTCCTTGAAACGCCGGTAATGGGCCTGAGCTGTCTTCACCTCATGGGCTGAGTGCAAAATGTTCTCACCGAGGAGGACGAGGCCGAAAAGCTCGCGCATCTCCAAAAGCGCATTCTTGCCATTCTGCCGAGAAAGCGAAAGCCCTGCGATCGGATGCTTCCATTCATCGCGGCCATTGGCTGCAAGCCAATCTTCGAGGACGAAATCCTGCCAAGCATCAGGCGTCAAGCCGAATTGCGAGGCGAAGTCCCCCGCGAGTTGCCCGAAGCTTTTAGCCCGACGATCGGCGGCGACGTGCAGGCGCGGATGCTGATCGTTGTTTCGCCAGTCGTTCTTGGAAGTTGACAACTGCGTCGCCTCCTCCCTCCGCTGCTTCTGGCTCTGCCTGTGGTTTCCGCACTCCTGCGATATCGGTAATTAGTGCCCTGGCCTCACGCACGAGCGGTGCGCGCTGACCCGCATCGGCATACTCGATCGACATGAGCGTGGTTTCGAGGAGACGGAGGCGCGCTTCTTGAGGATCAAAAGCAGGCTTAGGATCGTCTGTCTTTTTCTTCTTCGCCAACCCAAAACACCCCCAAAACCGTTTATTTAAGCCAAAAGGCCGCGAGCGCAGACCAGAGATACCCCACAGGCGCCCCACGCAACCGCGTATCGATTGTTCAGGCCCCTCGACCAGTTTTCGAGGTCAAGGCCCGAAATAACGGGGGGGTATCCCGCTATACCTCGTGGGCGCTAGCCAAGGTGGGGGGAGGGGGTAGTGCCCCCAAAACCGCGGAATTCCAACGTTTCCAACAAGGCCGTTTTAGACGAAAAGCCTTAAAAAGCCTCGAAATCGACTACCAATCGACATCAACCGACGATCGTCGCGGCTCGGAGAGCTTCGGCGCAACGTTGGATCCGCGCGATTGATTGCAGCGACGGCAGATCACGCGCCCATTATCGAGAGTATTCTTCCCGCCCCAGCGAACTGGGAGAATGTGATCCGGCTCGGCAGAATTTGGAAGCCGCGTCCGCTCATAATCAAGAAGGCAATGACAGAACGGACAGTGCGTGACGCCCTTATTCTTCGCCTCGGTGAGTACCCGCTTCCGCCAGTGGAAGTATTGAGCTGTCCCCGTGCGTGACATCGCTGCCCCCTCCCGTCGCTTGTCGGAAGGCTTGGCTTCGATTGCGTGGCTTGCGAGCCCGCGCATCGGCGGGCATAGAACGCAGCGTTACCCCCCGGGGTATATGTGGAGACCCCTACCCAAAAGACCACCCCCCACCTAAGCGGGAGGACCCCGGAGGGTATGAGAAAAGGCCGTCTCGTTTTCTCTCGAGACGACCTTTCCTACAGCTGTAACGCTACGATATCACACTAACGAGGTGCAGTGATTTTGTCAAGGCCTTCTGCCACTTTAACGAACATGCCGTTGATCCCGTCTGTGAACTCGAAAATCGCATCGAGGAACATATCCACTCCCCGCAGCTTCGGCGCATCCGCTTCCTCCTCACTGTCTTCGCCTTCGAGGCTGTCAAAGTATCCATAGGAATCAACCCCGAGGGTCTTTGCGACGATCTGTGCGACCTGCTGCGCGAGCAGCGGAGGCACTGCGTTCCCAACCTGCCGAAACTGCGCAGTCTTCGTGCCCATGAAGACGAAATCATCAGGGAAAGTCTGCAGTCGCGCGGCCTCACGAAGCGTCAAGCTCCGATGCTGCCGAGGATCCGGATGAATGAAATGATGACCACTCTTCGCAATGTGTGCCGTGACCGTCGACGAGGGCTTCCCCCACGCCTGCACATAAAAGCGATCATTGAAAGCGGGCCTCGAGTCCCCATCAATATCGTCGAGGTTCGCGTGATTCGGCCACAAGCAACGAGGCATCTCCTCAAGACGAGGCGACCTCCCCTTCACCTGAGCGAAAGCAGCACAGAACACATACCGCTCCATATCTACCGTGCGCACTGTCCGAGCCGCGTGCCCCTCAAGCGCCTTCGAGTCATCTAGCTTGCCTCGGTACCATCCGGAGAGTCTGCCCTGGCCGCGCCGGATCTCATTAGCCTCCGACAAGATCGCGTTAGGAGCGAGCATCGCGTCCCGGACAATCTTTGCGATCGGCTCAGGCGCAAGCTTCTTCCACTCCTCGAAACGCGGAAGACACGTCCCATGCGGATAACTGACAACCCCGTGGAGCTTCGGCAAACCAACAAACGCATCACGCACCGACGACACCTCGCGCGAACGCAACACCCCCGGATGCAAACCACGCCCACGACGCACAGCCAGCAAGATCACGCGATGACGAGCCTGCGGAATCCCAAACCGCTCCGACTCGACAATATAATCACGCGCCGTCGCCGGACACGGATCAACAACCGAACGAACGCTATAACCAGCGCTCCTGAAATCGCGAACAATCCGCGAAAACACCGGCTCCCCGTCGACCTTCGCGGACAAGATCCCCACGACATTCTCAAAGACCACAACCGGAGGGCAAAGCATATGCACAAACTTCATAAACGACTTGTACAACCGAAGCCGCGGATCATCCGCAAACGACGGATCGTGCTTCCGCCGAGACCTACCAGCAGTCGAATACGCCTGACAAGGAGGCCCACCAGCCAACACCCACACCCCAGACGGGGATACACCCTTGACACGCATCCGAGCCACCTCAATCAGCACCGAATCCGCATCCCCAAGTTCAGCCTCGATAACCTCGCAGCGTGCCCCAGCCCACGCAATCGGGAAACGCTTCTTCAAACAATCAAGCGCTCGCGGATCTCGATCGCGTAAAAACTGCTCATACTCCCACGGCAGGCCCGGCTCCTTGTCTGCGATTCGGCTGAGGAACGCGCGCAGCCGCAACGTTTCACACGCATCCGGATCCTTCTCCACCGACATCACCGGCTGGAATACCGGCAGGCCATCGGCGTCAACCAAAGATGCAAAGCCCTCAGTCAAGCCGCCCGCGCCTGCGAAAAGATCGACCACAGGAATCACGCTGCATCCCCTCCCTCAAGGACATCGCCGACAAGCGCGAAAGCCTCGCTCACTTGCACAGACGCGCTGCGCAAACGCAGCGATATCCTCTCCGGACACTGCGCAGCGTCCTCCCAAGGAATCAACTCCTTAGCATTCTCCAGAGCGTCCAAAGCCTCGCAAAGCGACTCACGAAGCTCAGCCCAAGCCATCGCGTCTACCATTTCTTCCCCACTTTCTGAACATTCTTAAAGCTCGCCACAGACGAGATACCCAGATCACGCGCGTCACGACGCAGCATGTCTATAAACGCCTGACCGGCCCGAAGGACCTCCTCCGGCTCTAACGCGAACCGTATGGGATCGGGCATCTCCCAAACGACCTCATACCCATCCCCATTACGAAGAACGATCTCGAACGACTGGACCCAGAACTCCCGCACCTCAGTGCCCCCTCTCCAAAGAAGCTTCAACAACTGACCGCGGAGTGAAAAGGTCCTTGCCGGTCGACGTCTCCGCGCTCGCGGCTAGGTGGCCTCGCTTGACCCACGCTCGGACAGTCTCGATTTTTAGGAAGACTCCGTAGAGTCGGCAGGCGAGGACTGCTTCTCCGAGGGAGACGGGGACGTCGTAGAGGGCTTCGAGGCATCGATCGCGGCCCTCGCTCGTGTCTACCTGTGCCCCGCAGGATGGGCATCGGCTCGCGAGCTTCGTGGTCGGTACGGAGTAGAAGAGAAGGCAGGCTCCGCATCGGATCATGATCTTCTCTGTCGGTGAGGGCTTCGAGATCAGATACTCGAGCCGGTCGAGGACGTAGATGATCTCGTCGATACAAGCAGGAGCGTCATCCCATCGAGAGAATTTCCCCTCTTGGCAGGAGAAGATCCGAGAGATGAATTGCCAGTCTCCTGCGACGAAGATCCGAGGAGCCTCCCCCGACAGATGCGTCAGCCATTCGACTGTCCATGTGTTGATCGCGTCGGTCATCTCTGCTGCTTCGTCGAGAAGAGCGAGATTAATCGGAGCTTTTGGCATGCATGCCTGTGCTCCGCCTCCGTCTCCTCGAGCTGCCGCGACCGCGTAATCGACGTCAGCCATGAGAGAGGGAAGAGTCTTGATGTAGGTATGGAATTTCCTTACTGCTCCCCTGCTAACCGTCTGCCCTGGCTGCAAAGGCTCTCCTGTAATTGGGCAGAATTCACCCATGAGGTCACTTCCTCTTACGTCTACTGCGTCTTGGCTTGTGCTGTGGGGAAGGCTGCTGGGCCTCCCCGGCCCGGTCTCTACCTGACCCGGTCTCTGCCCTGCCCGGTCTCTGCCCGGTCTCTACCCGGTTCCTACCCGACCCGACCCGACCCGACCCGAGGAAGTCCTCTCTGATACCCCTCATGCGAGGACTAGAGTTCGGACTCGGTTCGGACTTAGTTCGGACTCGGTTCGGACTCCCAGCCGGTGGCGGCAGAATCTCCTTTTGCTCGCGTGAGGGATCCGCGGACGCGAGATGATCGATCTCGCCGGGATCAACCTCGGCGGCTGAGGGAGCGCTGCATAGCTTGGCGTGAGGATCCGCGGACGCGAGATGATCAGTCTCGCCGGGATCGACTCTGCGCTTTGCTTGTGCGCGCTCGCTGCCTTCCGGATCGACGCTCGAAGCCTCTCCCGGGACAGCGCAGCTCGTCTGCGCGTCTGAGGAGATATTCTTCGGCGGTTCCGAGGAAGGCTGGACCTCAAATCCGTTGCGATTGAGGAATTCTGCCGACCACTGACTGTAGTAAGGGTCTGCGGGGACCGGGCGGAGCGGATGGGCCTCGTCGAATTCGGCCCTCGCTTCCTGCCTCGAGGAATTGCAATGATGGCATGCGACGACGAGCTTGTCGACGGTTGCCGATCCAACTGACGTCGGGTCGACGTGGTCGAGAGTCCCGTATCTGAAGCCAATCGGCCCTGTCCAACGGACTGGAACCCCGCAATAGCGGCAAATATCGCCGTCGCGGTAGATCACAGCGCTCTTGAGCTTCGGATCGCGATTCTCACGACTACGATTCCGACGCGCCTCGACCTCGGCTTTAGACAGAAGGTGAATGAAGTCTTCGGAGGTGAAGAGCTTGATCTTCCGCTGTCCGCCGACCTCGATCCACTCGATCAGACCGAGAGCCTCACAGACACGTAGGAGCAGATCGGCGCGGTCGGGAGAAGCGAGGCTGTAGGCCACGCCCCTACCGACGATTCCGTCTGTCAGCTGCTTCGCAGAGTAGGTCGACAGACCCATGAGGAAGCCGAAGATCTCGAGTCGATTCGTCTGCGACGCTTCCTCTACCTCATACACGTCGATAAGACGCGGATGAGACATCGCGTCGTCGCTCACTCGTACCCATGACATCTGGCTTCCTCCTTTCTCTTCTGGGTCTTTCTGCTAGTCGCTGCATCGACACTCACCTGTGACCGGATTGATCACGCCCCCGCACGATTCACAAATCTTGGGAGCGCGCGGATCGCGTTTCACTTCCACCTGCCTCACCTCCTCCCTCCGTTCAGCAGATACATCCGCCCCGGGACAAGCTGCGCATGAGGCACCGGGCCGAGACGCTTCTCCAACGCCTCTTGAAAGCACTTGGGATGCCTGACAATCCCCGCGCCGACCTTTTCCCCGCACTCCGGGCAGACACGATCAGCCTTCCTAGTCATCGCTGCCCGCCTCGGTAATAATCAGCTCGACAGCGTGAGCGCCCACCGGGAGATCCCTGTCGACTCCCGCCCACCTGTGATCCGGCCCGATAACGTGAGTGTGATCATCATCGACGAGCACGCCTGCGTCACGCAGACCGTCCACCATCGCTTTCGTCGTGTCCGCAGCGTTATTCGGGTCGAAGCGACGCGATGATCGCGCGAAAATCTTCGCCGTGATCCGTACTTTCCCGTCGAAAGAGAAGAGCGCGTCCTTGCGTGCCTCGATCGCCGTGCGCCTGCGCAGCGCGCGCACGCGCTTAGCGCGAGCCATCGGATGAAGACGAAGATTCGCTGTGATCCACTGTGCTTTAGGGATGACTAGGTAAAGGGTCTTGATCATTTGTCTGCGCTCCTTCGCGCTTTAGAAAGGTGGATCGGAGGGCATCAGAGCGTCTGCCCACGGATCCGAACCGGTAGACGATTCCTGCTCCCCGGAAGCGGGAGCGAAGCCAGAGGCCGAGGCAGGCTGCCCCTGCTGTCCTTGGCCTCCGGCGCGCGTGACCTGCGCCCGCGCGTGACGCAGCGAGACGCCGACCTCGTCAGCTTGAAGCTCGACGACCGTGCGACGATCGCCCTCACGGGTCTCGAAAGACCGCTGCACGAGCCGTCCACGAACCACAGTCCGCATGCCCTTGCGAAGGCTCTCGGCGATGTTCTCAGCCATTTCACGCCACGCTGTGCAGCGCATGAACAGGGTCTCCCCGTCCTTCCACTCGCCCGACTGCCGATCAAACGATCGAGGCGTCGAGGCGATCGTGAAAGACGCAACCGGGCTTCCGCTCTGCGTCCAACGCAGTTCCGGATCAGCGGTCAAATTGCCGACGATCGTGATGACAGTTTCCCCGCTCATCGGGCTTCCCCCTCCTCAAGGCGAGAGATTGCTGCAGCGAGGCGCTTCGCGACGTTGGCGAATCCCATCGTGATCTGTAGGTCGTAATATTCATCGACGTCGATGTCTTCGCCCGCGCGCTGCTTGGCACGCTCGTACTCTTGGTCGAGGTCGATTTCCTCGATCCCGAGATTCTCTGCGAGCTCGCGCTCGATGCGCGCTCCCTTAGAGTCTTCCCAGCCCTCGAGCATGTGGATGTACTCGCAGTCGAGCAGTAGCTTCAGATCCGCCTTCATGTAATCAGCCCACGATGCATCGTCGTCGAGCTGGACCTCGCTCGGGTCGACGACCTCGTACCCGCATAGCTCCAGCGAGGCGCGCGCGCACGAGAAAGCAAAGCGATTCCCGAAGTCAATCCCTGTGATAGGGCCTGAGATGTAAACTTTTCCGCGGCTCATTAGCGCTTTTCCTTTCTTGCTTCTTTCATTGCTTCCCGGAGCTGCTTAAGCAGCGGGCCTCGCTGATACGCTGTGAGTCCTCCAAAAATCCCCGCAGTCTGCGCAGTACCGCGCATCTCATAGCGGAGCTGGTACTCGAGGCACTCGCGGCTGACCGGGCAATTCCTGCACGCTTGCTTTGCTGTGATTGGGTCATATGTCGGCCCCTCAAAAAAAATGTCCGTCGGGATCCCGAGACGCATGCAGAGCGCGTCTTCCATCCACTCTCCGGTGCTCGTCTGCTCGCTCATGCTGAGATCGCCTCTGCATCGACGAGAGCGTGGAAAAGCTCGCTCGAGACGTGGATCCCCTCGTCACTGAGTCTCAGCAGCTCGTCTGCTCGCCACTGGCGGTGGCCGTGGAGTCGTCGCCACAGGCTCATCTCGGCCATTCCGAGACGCTTCGCAGCGGCTCGCGTGCAAAGCCTCTGACGCTTCATCCAGTCGCGGACGAGAATGGAAAGAACTTGATTCGGATTCATCGTCGATCTCCTTGGGTGTCCTCCTCGTTGAGGATTGCGCGCATCATGAGGCTTCCCTGCACTGCACATCCGATGGCCGCGAGCGCCCACCAGAGGGAGATTCCGTTTTCGTTGTCCGGTGCCCAGAGAGCACATGCGATGAGGAACGCGCTTGAGAGGAGCAGGATTGCTGTCGTGAAGCGCAGGAAGTCTTGGAAGGGAGAGAACTGGTGTTTCATGAGGTCACTTCTCCAGATCTACGTGGGAGGCCATGAGGATGATGACGCCGCTGTCGGGGTCTTGGAGCGCGTAGTCGTCGCCGAGGTCCGGTGTGTCGAGGTCGACGGTCTCGCAGTTGGGGATTGGGAGGGTCATGCTGCACTTCCTCTCAGGGACTGCGCCGTCGCCATTGGGCGTCCGATGCGCTCGAGTTGGTCGATGGGGATGAGGATGCGGTTACCGCTTCGGCGGCAGTTGCGGATCTGGCCGTCTGCGATGCGTCGTCGGATGGTCCAGACTGACAGCGATGTCAGTTTTGCGGCTTGCTGCGGTGAGACGTATTTGGGGGTCATTTTGAGGCTCCCTTGGCGTTGTCGCTGCTTGCGGCCAGGCTGTCGGCTGCGATGGTCGTGAGGTCTTGTAGCCGCGTGATGAGTGCGGATTGAACTTCGAGCAGCTGCTTCTGTGTGGAGTGGATGAGATTGGAGGGCAGTGTCATCACCGCGGCCGGGGATCCTAGGAGGCCGATACAGAGGACCGTCTGCTCGATACACTCGGCGAGGAAATCCTCAATTAACCCGCCGGGTCCGTCGGTCTCGATGATCTTGGTGACTTCGTCGCGAAGGTTTGTCTTGTGTGTGTTGATGCCTTCATTCATCGTTTTCCCCTTGGCGTGTCGCTGTGATCTCGCTCTCTGCTTGCCTCAGCAACGTCGACCCTTTAAGGCCGAAAAGGTTTGCTAGGGCCGCGAGTTGCGAAGGGGTAAATTCGCTGCGACCTGCGAGTTTGGTGTGGAGTGTTTGCCTTGAGATTCCAATGATCTTGGCGACTTGGTTGATGCTCATCGTTGAGTCTTGGATCTTTTTTTTCACGTGTGCCGCGAGGGCCGAGGTCAGCTTGTCTGACCTACTTGGGTCTGGTCTCATGTGGTCAATATTGGACCCTCTTGGGTCTGCGTGTCAATTCGCTTTACATTATTGGCCCTAAGTGGGTACGATTCTTGACATGCCACACGCAGCAAAAACACTGCAGCCTCTAGATGTCGAGGTTGTCAAAGTGCTTCAAGAAATGATCGACGCCTCCGGCGTGTCGCGAGCACAAGTCGCGATCGCCGCGCGGATCGGTCATAACCGCTCGGGCCGGATTTTCCGCTTCGAATCCCCCGGGGTCACGCTCGGTGAGATGGATGCCTTGGCTGTCGCTCTCGGATCGTCCGGAAGCGAGGTCTTGTCTTTGGCTGAGGCGCGTTTGCGCTCCAAGATGGGACTCGATCCCGTCGAGGATCTTCCCGCACCTTCTGCTGATGCTGCGGTTGCTGCCGTGGAGGCCGCGGACCTTAAATAGAGTCGATTGCTTTGCTGCGCACCTAGTGTGCGCAGCTTTTTTGTACCGTGGGACAGGTCACAGGTTGTTGATTAGGATTCATTTTTGTCTTGAGGCTTGCTGGTGCTAACCTGCAAATATGCTTAATGGTTGCCCCCCCCCCGCTCTGGCAGAGCTACTAGAAAAGGCTGACACTAACGCGCTTCTGCCCTACCAGATCGCCGTCGATCTAGATATCCCTATCGTCCGCACAGACGATCTTCCCGACTCTTATGGAGTGACCGACGGCAGGCGCATCTGGGTGCGTCGAGGCCTGCCTCTCGAGGTGGAGAGGGAGACTGTTGCTCGACTGCTTTCCTATATATCTGAGTCTGTCTTTATTAGCTGCGCTTCATGAGTTAGGCCGCCGATTTTATACCCCAGTTATGTGATACACATCACGAAGTTAGGTTGCGAAACGGTTTGACCATACATCCCTAGCGGTGTATTCTTTTTCTTGTCGGAAGGGAACAAGCCCCCGATAAACTCAAAGGAGAAAATGAAATGAGCACCTACACTTGGACCGAAGCTCCCGCTTGGATGCCCGAAGCAATCCTCTACACGGACCTCAGCACCGACGAGAAGCGCGTCGAGATCGGCTTCTACATCGACTACGCAGACGGAGAGATCGACCCCTCCTTCTCGATCAACGAAGACGGAGACTGGTTCTCGACCGATTCGACCGAGGACTGGCCCGCGATCGAGAAGTACATCCCCCGGTCGGAGTGGCCTGAGCCGATGTTCGTCGGTCAGCACGGTCCCAAGACCCGCACTCCCGACAAGGCGATCCTTGAGGCGGTCGAGGCTTTCAAGAAGCAGATCGAAGCGGCTCTCGAAGACTGACAGACAGAGAAAGGAACGGAGGCCCTTCCCGCAACCGGGGAGGGCCTCCCCCATTAAGGAGCGACATCATGTATCCCCTAACCTCGATCGGTATCCGTACCCGTCGCGAGGGTCTTGGCCTCTCGAGGCGCGAGCTCGCAGAGATCCTCGACGTCAAAGAAAGCGGAGTGCGCAGCTGGGAGATCGGCAAGACCGAGCCGCGCGATCCCATGTGGCTTCACATGGTCTTAGGAGGCCTCGAGGACGAGATGATGAATCTCGTCGACGATTTGACCGACCCTGCCGACGGAGACAAGCCCGAGACAGGCGAGCCTCTTTTCCTGCGCGCGTACATCAATCAGGATGATTACGAGACCCTCGAACCGTACTGGAGTAAGCTCCTGCCGATTTCGACATACCGCGCAGCCGTCGCTGTCGCAGCACTGATCCTACAAGCCCACAACATCCCCACGTACATCGTCGGGGTCGACGACTAGGAGACGGAATGACCATCACATATATGGGGATGAATTCGATCGCGATCCACACCAGGCTGTCGGTGAATACTCTGAAAAGCTATCTGCGCAAGGGTCTCCTGCCCGCTCCGGATGCGGTGATCGAGTCCCCTAGCGGACAGATCCGCGGATGGACGCGAGAGACGATCGACGACTGGATGTCGTCGCGGCCAGGGCGCGGGAACCGCGAGCGCCACAATAAATAGACCGAAGACAAAAGAAGAAGGGCACTGGGGGGAATTCCCTCCGGTGCCCTTCCTACTGCTTGCCCTACGCTTCGAGAGCGAGGGTATCGAGCCGCTTGTATACCGTCGTGCGAGACATCTCGGCGCGACGCGCGATTTCCGCGACGTCCATGCCCGCTGCTGCCGACGCGATCATCGCTGCCGCGGTTGCGGTGCGCGCTGAGGCGAGCGCGCGGGCCGCGCGCTTTTCGCGATCGACCATCTCTTCGAGAGTCGCGGTGCCGTCGATGATTTGTGCAGCGACGATATCCGGATCCTCGACGAGGGAGGCGAGGTCGTCGGCGTCGCCGTCCTCGTAGAAGGCGGCAGTGATCTCGCGGATCGTGCTCCACGCGGAGGCGATCGAGTCGATCTGCTCTTCGGTCAGCTCGTCGGCGAAGTCTCCGTACCAAGCGCGGACATCAGAAGCGGTGTTGGTGGTCATTTTAGGGGTCCTTTCTAGTGGGATTATTGGTCAGATGCGGTCGGATGCGATTTCACGGAGGTCCTCGAAGCTGAGGCCCTTCTCGTAGTGGAGGTCGGCGAGGTCGCCGACGAGAGAGAAGAAAGCGTCGTCGTCGGTGACGATCTCGGCGTCGGAAGCGATGAGGAGGACCTCGCCGTATGCCTCGTCGACGGGAGTGTCTGCGGAGCGGACTCCGGTCACACGGACGAGGACCGGGACTGTGGCTTCGATGCCCATCACTGCGATGTAGGCTGCGAGGCTGGAGAGGTCTTCCATGCAGGAGACGCCGTGGCGAGCCAGCTCGTCGTCTCCGCTCATTGCGAAGCTCATACGCTCCGGGTCGAGCAGATCGCCGATGCCGAAGCGCTGATCCTGTACGCGGTAGGCGGTGATCTCAGCCATCTCATTTGCTCCTTCGAGTGGGAGGGGAGCTTTTCTCTCCCTCATGACACTAAGTGTACACCCTATAGACACTATGTGTCTATAGGGTGCACATCTTTAGGTGTTATTTACACCACACACCACGAAGCAAGCTTTTACACCTCGACGGGCAGGGAGTCCGCGAGTCTTCTCGCTCGATCCTCTGCAGCGTGCTGATAGCGCATCGCGACCTCGACGTCGCTGTGCCCGCCGCGCTCCATGATCTCAGCGAGGGTCGCTCCTTGCTGGGCATAGAGCGTGAGTCCGGTATGTCGTAGGTCGTGGAAGCGGAAAGACGGTAGGCCGACGGTTTCGCGCGCCCTATTCCAGACGAGATTGTGATTCGTCTGCGAGAGAGGCTTGCTCGGATCGTAGGGAGAGGGGAAGACCGGCGACGACGCTTTCTTTCCCACGTACATATCGAGATGTTCGTGGATCGCTGGGATCAGAGCGTGAGGCAGTGCGACCATTCGCACCTGCCCATTCTTCGGGGACGTGTAGCCTGGAGGCGTGGCCTTCTGATTCCACTGCCTCGCCACGCGAAGACGCGGATTCTTCCCCTCAAGATCAAGAAAGTCCCCCCGCTGGAGACCAAGAGTCTCCCCCTGCCTCAAAGAGCACCACGCCGCGAGGAGCACGGAAAGCCGCAGCTGCACTGGCATCGCGTCAGCCAGGGCAGCGACCTGCTGAGGCGACGCAATCTGCCCTACCCCAAGAGCCGACGGCTTCGGCTTAGATTGCTTGAGCTTGACAGGCGAGACAGCGATAATCTCACGCTCGATCGCAAGATTAGACAACCTCCGCAGGCTCGCGATGATCTTCGTCCTAACCGCAGGCGTGCGCGCTTTATCCGCGAGCGCCTGTACGTCTTGGGACGTGAGGTCGCGGACGCGATGCGAACCAAGAGTAGGGAGCACATGGAGTTCGAGGACGCATTTGTACTCTCGCAGCGTCGACTGCTTCCTCATCCCCGACTCTACCTGCTCGGCTAGATCCCTCATCCAGTCATCGGCGAGCTGAGAGACAGTAATCAGATCCTTGCCTGTCTCGACAGCCTGCAGCTTCGCGTCAGCCCTACGCTGAGACGGTGGAATGAAGATTCCTCGGGCAATGTCAGCCTTCGCGATCGTCGCAGCGGCTTTCGCGTCCGTCAGCGTGTCAAAGCGACCTAGACGATATCGCTTGCCGTTCACATAGACCGAGACTCTGTATTTCGATCGAGCCGAATCCCATTCGATTCCAGCGGGCAATTTTTTAGCCATCGGGTCTCCTCGGGTGGGGGCG